TTAATGAGTGCAGGAGACAAAATTAAACTAAATGGTATTCCAGCAGGAGGTAATGCAGCTACAAATTTAGGTATAGGTGAACGTACCGGTTTAACTGTAGCTATTACAAGTTCTACTGGTACAAGTGCAATTTTATTTAATGCTACAGATACTTTAGCAGGCTTAATGAGTGCAGCAGATAAAGCTAAACTAAATGGTATTCAAGCAGGAGCAACAGCCAATACAGGAACTGTTGACAGCGTAGCCGGTAAGACAGGCGTAGTTACATTGACCAAAACCGATGTTGGGTTAGGTAACGTAGATAATACGTCTGATGCAGACAAGCCAGTAAGTACAGCACAACAAGCTGCTTTAAATCTAAAAGCTAACATTGATTCTCCAAACTTTACAGGATCTGTAAAAGAAAATAATAATCAAGTATTGCATGCTGGTAACTACAGTGGATACTCGCCAACACTAACCGGAGGTGGAGCAAGTGGCTCTTGGAGTATTTCTGTTACTGGAAACGCAAGCACTGCTACAACATTGCAAACATCTCGTACAATCAATGGTGTTGCTTTTAACGGTTCTCAAAACATTGTTGTTCAAGACAGTACAAAACTTCCACTAACTGGTGGTACATTAACAGGATCTGTAACTTTAAATGGTGGAAGTATTGGGATCGATGTTGCCCCAACAGATCCGGCCGTTTCAGGCAGATCAATACAAATAGTTAATGGCGGTGGTTTGTTGTGGGCAACAACTGGGAGTTTTGTAGTTGCAAACAATATTACAATAGATTCTTCTGGTAATGGTGTTTATCAATTAGCTACTGCTGCTTCTTCGTACTCACAAACTGCTGGCACTCATAGATGGTATACTGCAGCTGGTGGTACAGCGGGATCTGTGGCTAATATGGTAGAAGGTCTGAGTTTGAATTCAACAGCTCTAGACTCTAAGGTTGCCATCAAAGAAAATAACAACCAAGTATTACATGCTGGCAACTATAGCAATTATGCAATACCAGCTGTAGCACCTGGCACAAGCGGCAATGTGTTAACTTCCAACGGGTCTAGTTGGACTAGTCAAGCACCATCAGGAGGTGCTGGAAACTCAGTTAACATACAAGAGTTCTCCACAGTAGGTACTTCTACTTGGACCAAACCAGCAGGTGCCAAGTTAATACATATTATTTTACAAGCCGGAGGTGGTGGGGGTGGATCGGGACGTGTTCGAGCTTCAGCAAGTTTTAGTACAGAAACTGCTGGAGGAGGCGGCGGAGGTGGTGGAGGCGGTAGAACAGAGTTCTTTTTTCCAGCCAGTCTTTTTGCAAATACAGAAAATGTGGAAGTGGGTGCTGGTGGAAGTGGTGCAGCATCACAAACATCAATAACAAGTGGTAATGCTGGAAGTACGGGTGGCAATTCAACATTTGGAACCACAGTTCGCGCCAGAGCTCGCGGAGGCGTGGGCGGAAACGGAGGCTCGGCAGGTGCTGCTACTACTGGAGCACTTGCCGGCGGTGTAACCAGTACAGGAACACCTTCAGGTACTTTTGTCTATTCTGCTTCTGGTGGTACCGGATACAATATTGGTGGTTCTGGAGGCCGTGGAGGATACAATGGTGGTGGTGGTGGTGGTGGTGGCGGGTATAATTCTAATAGCAGTATCGGCGGTGCTGGAGGTGCTGGAGGCTTGGGGGGTGCAATTATAGACTCTAGTACTAATAGTAGTGGTGGTGGTGGTGCTGGAGGTGCTTCTGGAAATCCTGGAACTGCCGGCTCTAATGCCACCGATCCATTTTTGGGTGGCAGTGGTGGTGGCGGTGGTTCTGGTGGGCAGCCCGGCGCCGCAGGTGGAATACCTGGCGGGGGTGGCGGAGGAGGTGGAGCCGGTTCAAATGCCGTTTCTGGAGCAGGTGGTAATGGTGGGCATGGTTTTGTTCGCATAACTACATATTTCTGAGGTTATTTATGAGAAAACAATTTTTATTAAACACAGATGGATCTGTTCCAGCAGGTGTAGATATAAACCTGTTAAGATCTGAAAATATACCATTAGTAATTCCTACCCCAGTACCAGTACAGTCAGGTATGGTTGCAGTAGAACAAGACCCTAAACCTGACGAGTATGGCGTACTGCGGCAAGTTTGGAAACTGGAACCTTTTGTTGCAGAAAATCAACCAACCCCTGAAGAACTATAAAACCCAAACCAAGCGTTCCATATTTTTTAGCTTGTACACTTGAGTACGATATGTTATAATACAAACAAATACCAGCATAATTTTTAACCTTTTTAAAGGGCTATTAAATGACAACAGAATTCAAAATTGTTATCGATAACATTCGTACTCATGATGTTCAAAACTTTGAAAAGGTAGTAAAACAAATTGATTTTACTATTAGTGGTACAAAACAATCAGAAACATTCTCTTTACCACAAAGCTTGGTTTTGACGGATAAACAAATAGAAAACTTTATTCCTTTTGAAGATCTTACAGAAGCCTGGGCCGTAGACTTGATTGAAAAGAACTTTGATAACATAGAACAAGTAAAGTCACACATTGAATACGTACTAGATACTATGGTTTTAAAAAAGAATCTAGTTCAACAAAGTCTACCTTGGGCTTCGGCAAGCAATGCTGTACGCCCTTTTGTTCTTTTTTAAAGGGTATGATTTATGAAAGTTATTAAACCAATTGAGGTGTTACGTGATACGTACACAGATGTAAACACAAGAGATGTTGTACCAGCTTGGAACAGCGGTACTACATACGGAAGCAGTAGTACTTTTGATAAAGTATGGGTACAGTATCTTGGAGTGGTGTACGAGAGCATCAAGCCCGTCAATTTAAACAACACACCGTCTAGTGGCAGTACTTGGTGGAGAACTGTAACCACAACGTCCTCAGACGATTTTGCCGGTTCTGTTTATAACAGTGGTACTACCTACAGTACCGGAGACATAGTATACTACCAAACAAGTAGTACCGACTGGCCAAAGTATTATCAGAGTTTGCAAAATACCAACTTAAACAAAACACCACCAGATAATTTGACTGGAACAACACCCTACTGGCTAGATCTGGGATACACAAACACAAGTAAATTATACGATATTGAAACCAGTACACAGACCATTACAACCGACGAACTAATAACCACTTTTACTGCCCGCAAAGTTACTAGTGGTGGAATATTTGGTGCTTATGGTTCGAGAGTTTTATTAACAGCAAAATCAGAACGCAACCTGTACTCCAAAATAGACTGGAATACTACTGCGTCAGTTCATACTACAACTCCAACACTGAACTCAATGGTTTTTGCAGCAGACAAAAACATATTGTTGTTGTGCGGTAACAGCGGGTTTTTGAAGTACAGCAAAGACAATGGAGTTACTTGGATTAATTGTGTTACTCCTGCCACAGCGCCAAATTTAAAAACACTGAGTTACAGCAAGGATAACTCTGTTTTTATAGCTGCAGGTACGAGTAGTGATTCAAGCACTGCCATAATTTGGAAGAGTTTGGATGGTATTAACTGGACTAATATAACAGGATTGCCAACAGGTAGTGTTTCCTTAAACAAGGCTATCTGGATAAAGCAATTAAACAAGTTTGTAATTGCTGCCAGTAATGGAAATATTTATACTTCAGATGGTACAGCCACAACATGGTTAGCTTCAAGCGTCGGGGCTGGTACGACCGACTTGGTAGGAATTGTTTATAATCCAGCAAATGGACTAGTTCACGTAATAGGAAATAATACACTAAGATATAGCAGCGATTTGAATACTTGGACAGCTATAATGTGGCTAAACAATATAAGAGATATTGCAGTTGTAAATAACAGTGATTATTCAACAACCGGTTCTACAACACAATATTGTATAGTAGCTGGAACTAGTGGGTCGCTGAGTACTACTCATAAGAGCTCTGATGGTATCACTTGGTCAACAGCTGCAATACTGACTGGAATTCCAACAAATTATGTATCTTCTGGGGTAACATACTGCTATACAGAATCTAAGTGGGTATTAAACATAGGTGGGTATATACTAACCTGGGATGGCAGCGCGTCTACTAGTTATACAGATATTACACCCAGCAACAATCCAAATACCAATCGTACAAGAGTGTACTACAATAACTCAACAGACAGTCTTTTCTTTTTTGGTAATAATAGCACTCTAGTAACAAGCCCAAACATTTACTTTAAAGAGTACAACTTGAATAGTTCCCTAGTAGATAATTGGTATGATTATTTTTACAAAGATTACACTCTTTTGAGCGAGTCAATTTTTGAAGATATTCCTGTTTATACGCGTACAAGAATTACTATTTGTGTTATTGGAGATGTAGTGCGGTGTGGTATTGCTTTTGCTGGTATAAGTAACAAAATAGGAACAACACAATATGGAGCGTCAGCCGGTATTATTGACTACAGCAAAAAAGAAACAGACGAGTTTGGTACCACTACGTTTATTAAGCGAGCTTTTAGCAAGCGAATGAATGTAAACTTAATTTTACTGAGCGCTGATTTGTACAGAGTACAAAAAGTTTTAAGCGATGTTCGTGCTACTCCGTGTATTTGGATAGGAAGTGACACAGATATTTACAAGAGTCTTACCATGTATGGGTATTACAGAGATTTTAGCTTGGAAATTCCATATCCAGAATATTCCTATTGCAGCCTACAAGTAGAAGGATTAACAGAATGATTACAACAATTTCAACCCTACCACAATCACCAAATCGTAACGATCCTGCAACTTTTAGTGACAAAGCAGACGCTCTTTTGGGGGCAATGCCTACTCTTGTAACAGAACTAAATAGTTTTGTTAACGAAGTTAATACACTCAGTTTTAAAACTGCTTGTAAAGCCGCTACACTCGCTGCAATTACATTAAGTGGTACCCAAACAATTGATGGGCAAAACATAGTTGCAGGCGACAGAGTATTGGTAAAAAATCAAGCCAGTCTGGCAGAAAACGGTATTTATACAGCAAGTATTAATGCTTGGACAAGAGCACCAGACATGGATACAGTTGCTGAAGTTGCTGGCAGCTTTGTACCTGTTACTTTTGGGGCACAGCAGGGTGGAAAGATCTACTATACCACTTTTAATGCCACTGGAGCTACTTTGGGAACAACAGCTATTCCTTGGAATAGTTTAACAGAAGCCAGTATTACTGGAATAGGTACTGTTGCAGTTGCAAATGGCGGCACTGGTATTGCAAGTTATGCAATTGGTGATTTGATTTACGCCAGCGGTACAACTACTCTTGTAAAGCTAGCAGCAGCAGCGAGTGGTAATGTTTTAAAAAGTGGCACTGCGCCTAGCTGGGGCAAAGTAGCTTTAACATCTGATGTGTCTGGTACGCTTCCTGTGGCGTCTGGCGGTACTGGCGCAGCCACTCTGACCGCGAACAACGTCTTGCTGGGCAACGGCACCTCTGCTGTTCAGACGGTAGCGCCTGGTACGGCGGGCAATCTTTTGACCTCTGTTGGTGGCACTTGGGCAAGCGCTCCTCCACCGGCGGGTGGAGTGACAAGTCTCAACAGCCAGACAGGTGCTGTTGTAACGACCGGATTTGGTGATATCGGTAGTGTTGCGGTACTGATGATTGCAACTAATACCAATGTGGCGGTTGGTTCGACTGTTGCGGGTAGCGATCTTCGATACGGTTGGAATCCCAATTTTGGTGCAATGACCTACGGAGGTCTTACCGATTTTGCGACCAATCGTGGAAACAGTTCGGCAACATATAACGGCGGTGGCACTGCCCCGGCCGGGGGTGTCGGAACTTGGCGAAAGATAAGCTCTGGGAATACGTATTTTTCATCTGGTGGGTCTTACGCGGGAGTCAATTTAGTTTCTGCCTGCTGCGGCTCTTTTTTACAAGTTCAAGTATTTTCGGCTTCTTACGTTTGGGCCGCAGCCCTCTACGTCCGTGTTTCTTGAGGTGCATCATGTTCAATGTTCAATATGCAACTGATCTGGTCTGGGCAGATGCGGATCAAACCAACTTCAAATGCAACGTCAAGCTGGCCGAGTTTGATGAAGTCATGCCGTGCGGTGTAAACGCAACGGATCGGTACGCACACATCAAAGAGCTTTGGACCAGGGGACTCGCGGGAGAGTACGGCCCCATCGCGCCCTATGTCGCGCCGCCTGAGCCGGAGCCCGAGTCCGTTGCACCTGTACAGGGACAGCCTACGCAGACGGGTGCGGAGCAGTTCTGATGAAATCTGTTTCCTCCAAATACAGCGTGACCTACGACGGTGCGGTGATGAACATCTACCACGCCAACAAGGGCGAAGGTCTTCCGGCTCACGAACATCGGTACTCGCACCTGACCATGTGCCACTCCGGTCGCTGTGTTGTGCGGAAAGAAAAGGGCGAGCGCATCATCGACAAGAACTCTACGCCGCTGAACTTGGTTGCCGGGGAGTGGCATGAGATCGAGGCGCTGGAGGATGATACGGTGTTTGTAAACGTCTTTGCAGAGGGAAAGCAGTGAACTTCGATGCAGCTTTCAACACCCTTCTCAATCCAGCACCCAACAGCCACCAACTTCGATATAGTATCACTATCGATTATATAAGAATAAATAAAATACACCCACTAACCCTGGGTGTATTTTTTACTTGACAATTTTTACCCTGTATAGTATAATTATACCTATAAAAAAATCTATACTTGTTTTAAGCAGGAGTTATTATGACAGCACCTACCCGACTAAATTTAAAGATTTATCAGGGCAGTACCTTTAGGCAAATCTTACGTTGGGAAAGTGCTACAAAGGTATATGTTCCTGTAACCTCTATTACAAACGCAGCACCAATGGTAATTACAGCCAATGCTCATGGAGCCCCTCAAGGCTGGAGAGTAAAACTCAGCAATGTGAATGGAATGAAAGAAGCCAATAATCTAGACTATGTAATAGCCACCGGAACCACTACAAACACCGTTACTATAAACAGTGTAAACAGTATTGGTTTCGCTACTTATACTAGCGGAGGCGTACTGGAGTACAATCAGCCCGTTGATTTAAGTGGTGTAACAGCAAGAATGCAGATCAGACCAAAAGTAGACAGTGATCAAATATTAGACACTTTAACAACAGAAAATAATAAGATTGTTTTAGATAACGTTTTAAAAACTATTACAATAGAAATAGACGAATCTGTAACTGCATCGTACTCTTTTAAGAGTGCAGTCTATGATCTAGAAGTCGTCAAAAACAACGATGTTATCCCATTTTTAACAGGAACAATCCTGCTTACTAAAGAGGTAACACGATGAGCTTTTACACTACTATAGAAAACGATTCAACCTCTAGTCTAGTAGTTATTGATGATACCAGAGAAATCATTATTGTTAGTGGAGCTATTGGCCCAAAGGGGGATAGTGGCGGAACCAACATAGGAAGTTATCCGGTTGTAGTATCAAATATTCAGGGCAATGATCTATTGTTGTTTAGCCAACCACAAAATGCTTGGGTAAACGTACCTCAGACTTCAATAACAGACGGCGGAACTTTTTAAGGAGGTTAGATGGCGAATGTAATCAAATTAAAAAATTCCGGAAATCCAGGGGTTATTCCAACACCAGTACAGTTAGTACATGGCGAATTGGCTATTAACTATGCTGATGGTAAGTTATATTACAAAAAATCAGATAATACCATAGGCACAATAACCGCACAAGGCGGAAGCGGTTATGCACTAGCAGGTAACAACACAGATATTACCAGTCTTACAGGTATTACTGGTAATATCTCAACAATAAGTTATGTAGACTTTAATTTAAATAGTAATGTTACTGACCAAGAAGGCCGGTTGTATTGGAATAACCAAGACAATACCTTGGATATTTCTCATTCTAGTACATTTAAATCTGCTGTCAATCAAACTTCAGTAGTTCCTCCATGTTTAAACAACAGTGGAACAGCGATTGCAAAAGGCAATCTTGTAATGGCCACAGGCAGTCAGGGCGATAAAATAACTATCGCAAAGGCTGTTACCAATGGAACTATAGCAGCACAGTACATGCTGGGTGTTGCAGGCGAAAATATAACATCAGGACAAGAATTTTCGCATATCATAACAACTGGTGTTGTTAGAGACATAAACACTGAAATTTGGCCTGTTGGAACTGTGTTATACCCAGATCCTGCAGTGCCTGGCGGCTTGACGAGTGTTGTTCCAACAGCCCCAAGTCTAAAAACTCCAATTGCAATAGTACTTCGTTCGCATCAAAATACTGGGCGAATTTATGTACGAATGACTTGGGCCAGTGGTTTAGGAATCACAGACTCAAATGTTCAAGTCTCCAATGTACAAAATCAAAACGTTCTTCAGTATAACTCACTGTTGGGCGTTTGGCAGAATGTTCAAGATTTGTACTTAAATGGAGAGTTAAGCCACAAAGGATTGGTGTTAACAGAAGGTAATAAAATAGATCAGGTACTGACTATTACCAAAACTCTTACACTTACAACAGACTGGCAAGACACAGGAATAGATTCCACAGACTTAGAAACTGGCACTTATATAGTCCAACTTTACGCAAACGACACTGGCTCAGGCGGAACAAATAGTAATGAGTATTACAGTGGCACAATGAGTTGGTACAGTGGACAAACAAATAGTTCATTAGAACTACCAACAGACGAAATTGTGTTACACAGAGCAGGGGGCAGTGGCGACGGAGCCATGTACCTTAGAACCTATAGAACACCACTAGCGGATCCTAGTGATTTAAAACTTCAAATCTACTCAAACACGGCCAGTGCATCTAGCAGCAACTACGTGTTTAAATTTAGAAAAATGATATAACTTAGGAGCACGACATGGCTTTTAAAATTAAAGACGGTGTTAGAATAGGCACCACGGACATATTTGATAATGCTGGAACGTTACTAGTTAACGCACCAACTGCAACCAAGTGGCTCAACGCAAGAACCATCACTCTTGGTGGTGATCTGAGCGGTAGCGTGTCCGTAGACGGGTCACAAAACGTTACACTAACTGCAACTATTGCTGCAGACTCTGTTGCTTTAGGCACAGATACAACAGGTAATTACGTAAGTCTGGTACAAAGCAGTGGAACTGGTATTGTTGTTAGTGGAACCGCTGGAGAAAATGCAACATTTTCAGTTGCCCACGCAGACACCTCAACACAAGCTACTGTAACCAACAGTGGCAGAACATACCTTCAAAGCATTACACTAGATGATTTTGGACACATTACTGCAGTAACTAGTGCAACAGAGCCAACAGAAGGCAGTGGTACTCTTACCCTAAACATAGGCAGTGCTGGAGCAACTGGTAGTTCTGTAACAATTGCTACAGGTACTGGATTTAATGCTAACAGCAGCTCAAACGTTACATACAGTGTAAGCGTTGGTCCAGCCCTGAGCGGATTAGCCACAACAATGACAGGTGCTGGGTCAGGCTTCTTGAAAAAGACCGCGGCCGATACTTATACAATCGACACAAACACGTACTTAACGGCCGAATCAGACACGTTGGCCACAGTAACAGGACGTGGGGCAACAACAAGTACTGCATTGAGCTTAACCAACTCAACAGCAAGCTCTAATACAACCACTGGTGCTCTAGTAGTAACTGGCGGTGTTGGTATTGGCGGTGCTTTAAACGTTGGCGGAAACACAGGAGTTACCGGCAACTTAACCATCACCGGCAACTTGATTGTAAATGGCACAACCACAACAGTCAATTCAACCACAACAACCTTAGACGATCCCATTATTACTCTGGGTGGCGATAGTGCTCCTGGTACTGACGACAACAAAGATCGTGGTGTTGAGTTCCGTTGGCACAATGGTACCTCCGCTAAAATCGGTTTCTTTGGGTACGACGACAGCACAGGCAAGTTTACCTTTATTCCAGATGCTACAAACTCTTCAGAAGTGTTCTCTGGCACTACTGGAGAAATTGATGCAAAGATTGATTGGAGTAACATTCTTAATACTCCAGCCGCAGCAACAGTAAATAACGGTACATTAACATTAACAGCATCAGCTGGTGCAACAAACACTTCAGTTACTATTGGTACAGGTACTGGCTTTAGTGCAAACGATTCAAACAACGAAACTTATGACATTGATGTAGGCCCTGCATTAAGCAACTTGGCTACAACAATGACTGGTGCTGGTAGTGGTTTTTTAAAGAAAACAGCACAAGACACTTATACTGTTGATACAAACACATACTTAACGACCGAGTCCGACACATTATCTAGTGTAACAGCCCGGGGAAATACTACTACTGATATCATCATCGCTGCAAATACTACACAAAGTACCAGCTCTCTTACAGGTGCTATTGTAGTAGGCGGTGGTTTGGGTGTTGCAAAGAACATTACAACAAAAGCATCGGTTGTATATAACAATTCAAGTGACGCAAAAATCAGTGAAGATTCTGGTCTATCAGCAACAGTAGCAACCACAACTACTACAGATTTGGATACTTGGGCAGTTGCAACTTATCGCAGTGCACGTTACTTGGTACAGATCACACAAGGATCAAACTATCAAGTTAGCGAAGTATTGGTATTACACAACGGTACTACTACAACAATGACTGAATATGCTGTATTGGAAAGCAACGGTGCCTTGGGTACATTGACCAGCGACATAAATGCAGGTAATGCCCGCCTACGAGTTACGATGGGCACCTCAACTTCTGCTACTGTCAAGATTCATCGCACTCTGGTAACAGTATAATTTTAACAACCTCGTGGATAGGGAAACGGGATGGCTAACGAATTCAAAGTAAAAAACGGGATTAAATTTCCAGACAACACAATCCAAACTACCGCTGCTGCCGGCAGCGGTACTAGTTCATTAGTAAGCGGCACAGCAGTAAATAGTACTAGTGGCACAACAATTGATTTTACCAGTATTCCATCTTGGGTAAAACGCGTTACTGTTATGTTTAGTGCTGTAAGTACAAGTGGTACTTCGTCTTTATTGGTTCAAATCGGCGATAGTGGCGGAATCGAAACCACAGGGTACGATAGTTATGCATTGTACGCCCCTTCTAGTGGTGGATTTATTTCGTCCACTTCTGGATACGTTCTAGAACCAACAGGATATTTGAGCGGCACAATCGCCAGGTATGGTATGATTGTACTAGCCAATTTAACAGGTAACAACTGGGTAGCATCTTCGAATTTGTACGAAGGATCTGGCGGTGTTGTAGCAATGGCCGCCGGAGGAAAAACCCTTTCTGCAGTATTGGATCGTGTTCGTGTTACCACAGTTAATGGTACCGATACTTTTGACGGCGGCACTATCAACATATTATATGAAGGTGGTGGCGTTGGAGGCACGCTGGATTCAATAACAGACGTTAGCGCCCCGGCTCCTTCTAATGGCCAAGCACTGGTTTGGAACAGTACTACTAGTCAATGGGAAGCTCAAACTGTAAGTGGTGGTGGTGGAACAGGTATTTCTTGGAGTAAAAAGACTAGTAACTATACTGCGTCAAGCGGAGACTTTTTATTAACCGATACAGGATCTGGCAGTTTTACCGTAACATTGCCGTCTTCACCAACTACTGGAAATTTTGTTGTAGTAGCAGATGCCAATGATTGGAAAACAAACAATCTAATAATTGCAAGAAACGGTAGTACAATAGAAGGATTATCTGAAGACTTGTATTTAAATATAAAAGGAATCCAGGTAAGTATTATATTTGATGGCACTACTTGGGAAGTGTTTGCTTTTGCAGCACCTTCTATAGATATTACAAACGATACTTCTACCAATACTACACAGTATCTTACAATGTCGCGAGCCACAAGTGGGGCTCTGAACGGTGCCTATGTTAGCAATAGTGGTTTAACATTTAATCCAAGTACTGGTACTCTGTCTTCTACCAATTACAACTCTTTATCAGATAAAAACCTTAAAAAGAATATACAGCCACTAGAAGATTATGGCTTTATATTAGATCAATTAAACCCTGTAAAATTTCAATGGAAGTCGAACGACAAAACAGGATTTGGTTTAATAGCTCAAGAGGTTGAAAAAGTATTACCAGAAATAGTAGAAGATAATGATACTTATAAAACAGTAAGCTATCAACAGCTTATACCATTTTTATTAGCGTGTGTTAAACAACAGCAAAAAGAACTAGAAGAATTAAAGGAGATAGTAAATGGCAACATTAACTGATTTATTGGGCTCTACTTTTAGTGGGTTGGGCTTTACCTTTTATCCTTCTTTTAATTTAGCAACTGTTTACAATAAAAATGACGTAGTTCATTACAGTACAAATGGAAATACTTATGTGGCTATAGCTAACGGTATATCCACGGGAACTACTCCAGACCTGGATACTTCTAACTGGGCACTGTTTGTTCCAAAGGGTGATACGGGCGGTGGTGGAATTACAACAGGAAAAGCCATTGCAATGGCCATAGTTTTTGGATAAGGATAATAAAAAATGGCAAATCCTAATATTGTAAACGTAGCAACCATACTTGGAAGAACTGTTGGTGCTGCTTTAACTACAACTAGTGCCGACATTGTAACCAACAGTGCGGGTAGTAACAAGATTTTTAAAATCAACTCCGTCTATGTGTCTAATGTAGACGGAACCAATAATGCGACTGTTGATGTTACTTTTTACGATGCCAGCGCAACAACAAGTTATTATTTAGCGGATGCGATTGTTGTGCCTGTTACATCAACCTTAAAAGTAGTAACAAAAGATGCTTCTATTTACTTAGAAGAGGGCGATAAAATTGCAGCACTAGCCAGTGCTAATAATGATTTACAGATCGTTGTTAGTTACGAGGAGATCAGCTAATGAACGGTAATTTAATAGGTGCTGTAAATTTACCAACTATTAGTTCTGCTTCAGGTGTATGGACTATTGAAGAAGTAAAACTAGCACGGCAGCAGAGTATTTGGCCAGGACTCATAGTTATAGACTACTTGATAGTTGCAGGCGGTGGCGGTGGTTCTGATTATGGTGCTGGTGGCGCCGGCGGATATAGAACAGGTACTATTAATACTGGTGTGTTTAATAACAGTTTTACTATTACTGTTGGTGCAGGTGGTTCCGGTGCAGCCACAGGCTCTAACGGATCAGACTCTGTACTAGGTACATTTGTATCATCAGGCGGCGGTAGAGGGGGAAAAGCAAACACAAGCCCGGGGCAAAATGGCGGATCTGGTGGCGGTGGTGGTTATGCAAGTACAGGCAATCCCGGAGGTTTGGGTAACACCCCAGCAACTACTCCATCACAAGGTAATAACGGTGGAGCAGGTTATAATCTAAACGGTGCACCATTTGCAGCAGGTGGCGGAGGTGGTGCAGGTGCAGTGGGTCAGGCAGGTCAATCCACCATTGGTGGTGCGGGTGGTGCGGGGTCTTCTTCAACAATAACAGGTTCGTCAGTCACTTACGCAGGAGGTGGTGGGGGAGGACATTTCAGCGGAACCGGAGGAAATGCAAGTGGTGGTACCGGTGGGGGTGGTACAGGTGGTAAAAATAGCTCTGGTACAACTGCAGGCACTGCAAATACTGGCGGCGGCGGCGGCGGTTCTGGTGTAACTAGCGGTTCTGGAGGATCTGGTGGTTCGGGGGTAGTAATTATAGCATATCTTGATTCTTTTCCGGCATTAAGTAGTATAGATGTTGGGTTAACATACGACCAACCTTCAAGATCAGGTTACAGAGTATATAGATTTACTGCAGGTACCGGAACCGTTACGGTTTAAATAAAGAGAATAAAAATGGCACACTATGCTTTTATAGATGACAATAATATAGTCACAGAGGTTATTGTAGGAAAAGATGAGAATGAAGGTTTAATTAATTGGGAGGAATACTACGGTAATTTTAGAAAAAAACGCTGCCTTCGCACTTCTTTTAATACATACGGTAATAAGCACTTAAATAATGGCACACCGTTTAGGAAAAATTATGCAGGTGTAGGATATACCTATGACACTCGACTAGATGCATTCATTCCACCTAAACCATATAGCAGTTGGGTATTAGATGAAGAAACATGTATTTGGCAAGCACCTGTTCCCATGCCGAATGACGGATCGTCGTATATTTGGGATGAAGAATCAACGTCTTGGAAAAATAATAATATCAATTAAATAAGCCGAGTTCAAAAGGAGCGAAGATGGCTATTAAAGTACAAAATACTACTGTAATAAATGACAGTAGACAGTTAGAAAATATAAGTAATTTAAAGACTGTTAACAGTCAAAGTATATTGGGGGCTGGCGATATTTCTATTACTGGTATTCCAACAGCCGGTACAACGGGACAAGTACTTACAAAAAATAGTTCTACAAACTACGATGTTTCTTGGATAAATCCAGGAAATGAAGTAACCTCAACTGTTACCAGTAGTGCAGGTGCTGCTACCATAAATACCAGTCTAGCAACTGTATTTTTGCATTCTTTAACAGAGAATACCACATATACATTTTCTAATCCTCCTGCAAGCGGAACTGGATATACTATTACTTTAAAAATAGTACAAAACAGCACTCCTCGTACAATTACTTGGCCAGCCAGTGTAAAATGGGTAGCTGCATCACCGCCAACACTATCAACAGGAAGCGGCGACGTTGACGTATTTGCGTTTTTTACGCATGATGCAGGAACTAACTGGTATGGTTTTGTTGCTGGACAGGATCTGTCATGAGTTCCAATAGAAAGATATTAATGGCAGCTGCTGGTAACACTAAGCCTGGGTGGGAATTGGACAAAGCAGTTTTACCAAATTTTTTGAATGTTAATAGTCAGACCGCCAATGCATTTGGAATGTTCTTTAGCCCTGATGGCTTAAACTTGTATATTGGAGGTGATTCTTCAGTATTTCAGTATGTGTTGAGTACTGCTTGGTTGGTATCCACAGCTACATACACAAGATCTTTTACTTTTACAAATTCAATAGTGGGTGTACATTTTAGTACAGACGGTACTAAAATGTTTATAATAAATCCGAATCACTTAATAACAAGGTACACAGTGAGCACTCCTTGGAATATAAGTACTCTTACCTATGGTGGAGAAATTCAACTCTACTCGTACGATACCTCACCCCAAGATCTATTTTTTAGCTCTGATGGTACTATCATGTATACTTTAGGATCTACAACTGACTCCGTGTATCAATTTACTTTAGGATCTGCCTGGAGTTTGTCTAGTGTAACGTATGTTCAAAGCTTTTCAGTCACAGCACAAGACACAACGCCAACTGGTTTATTTTTTAAAGCAGACGGCACTAAGATGTACGTCATGGGACTTGCAGGAGACGATATAAATGAATACGCTCTTAGTACTGCATGGAATATAAGTACAGCAAGTTTTGTGCGAGTCAGCGGAGGTACTCCAGAAGGAAGTCCAGGTGGTTTATTTTTTAAACCTGATGGTTCTGTGGTATATTTTGTCGGAAGTGGTCTAGACACAGTTTATACCTATATTGCTACAACTCCTTGGAATGTATCCACGCTTAAAACAGACAGATTTTTTAGAGTTGCAACCCAAGAGACGAGTCCGCAAGCAATATTCTTTAAACCAGATGGTACAAAAATGTACGTCATGGGATCTACAGGAGACGATGTCAATGAATACAGTCTTAGTACTGCCTGGGATATATCCAGTGCTACTTATGTAAGAATATTTGTTGTTTCAACACAAGAAACAACGCCAACTGGTTTATTTTTTAAAGCAGACGGTACTAGAATGTACGTAGTAGGTAGTACTGGCGACGATATAAACGAATACAGTCTTAGTACTCCATGGGATATAAGTACTGCTACTTATGTAAGAGTTTCTTTAGCGCTAACGGAAACTAATCCACAAGCACTATTCTTTAAACCAGATGGTACTAAGATGTATTTAATAGGTAGTACATACGATCAGGTGGCGGAATACGACTTGTTAACTGCATGGAATGTAAACACTCTAGCCTCTGTAGGAACATTCTCTCCTGGATTCGACACTGGGCCTACAGGAATATTTTTTAAACCAGATGGTTCTAGAATGTTTCTTTATGGATTTGGTAATGACAAAGTTTATTCTTATAATCTAAGTACTGCATGGAATATTTCAACGGCATCATACTACCAACAATTGAGTTTAAAAAATCTGGATGAAATAATAAATGATATTTATATAAGACCAGACGGTAAAAAGTTGTATGCTGTAGGCAGTACAATTGATGCAGTTTTTGAAATAAATTTATAAAAGGAATAATAATGCATTTAAAAATCCTACCAGACAATTCTGTATTATTTCCATACAGTTTATCTGATCTATACAACTCAAATCCAAATACAAGTTTTCCCTCAACATTATCAGAAGAACTATTAAATAGTTATAAAATATATTCTGTAAAAGCAACTCCACCAATACAAATCGACCCTAAAACGCATAAACTGGTACAAAGTGCAGAAAAAGTAGGTGAAATCTGGACTCAGGTTTGGAATACTGAACCACTGAATGTTGAAACCGCCAGCCTAAACGTACGAGCACACAGAAATAAATTGTTAACAAAATCAGACTGGACACAAACAGAAGACAGTCCTGTTAACAAGGCCTCTTGGAAGACATATCGTCAAGCACTACGAGATATTAGTCTTCAAACCAACTTTCCCCATGAAGTAACGTGGCCGACACCACCAAATTGAGATTTAAATAAAGGAGTCCACTATGGACCCTATTACTGCAATAGCTATGGCGAGTACTGCATTGGGTACAATTAAAAGCGCTATAAACACTGGAAAGGAAATTCACGAAGTAACCAGTGAAATAGGCAAATTTTTTGGAGCGGTAACAACCGCAAGGAGTATTCCAAAAAAGAAAAAGTCTATTTTTAAAAAGTTATTGGATAAAGGGTCCGTAGAGCAAGAAGCTCTGGAAACAATTGTCAATCAGAAAAAACTGGAGCAAATGGAGTCTGAACTACGTGAGTTAATCGTGTATACTTATGGTGTAGAAACCTACAGAGACATGATTATCTTGCGTAGAAAGATAAAACTGGACAGAGAATTAGAGGAAAAGAAAGAGCTTTTGAAAAGAAAAGAACTGTTTGAAAACTATATTTATGCAGCCGTTATAATGGGATGTGTTGGTGTAATAGCTTGGATAACAATCGTAATACTACAAAATATATAAAATCATGGAACAAGTATTGTGGATTTTAGGGTTCTTGCCCAAAGCTTTCTGGTTTCTTTTGTTGATAATCTCTTTTTTAGTGTTGTTATTGAATAGGCTTTTAAATAAAATTCCAGGATTTTATTTGTACAGTGGTTACATAAAAACCGCCTCCGTAATAGCACTGATTGTTTCTTCTTGGTTTATTGGATACAACTACAATGAAACCAAGTGGCAAACAGAAATAAAAGAAACAAAACAAAAGATAGAAGTACTGGAACAAAAGAATAAAGACTTGAGTAACACACTAGAAACCCGTTCTCAAGAAAAGATTGTTGAAATACAAGAAAAAACAAGAAACGTAATAAAGTTTGTAGAAAAGCAAGTGCTCCAAGACAAAGAAGTAATTAAGTATGTAGAAAGTTGTCCAAAACTGCCAGATGCTGTATTAGAAGCACATAATAGAGCAGCTCACTTGGAGAAGCAAAAATGAAAATTTTTGTAGGTTTAGTACTGAGTTTGTTATTAACCGGCTGTTGGAAAACTATTCCCACTTTTCCAACACCTCCGCCTTCAGCCATGGAAAGTTGCCCCGTTTTAGAAAAAGCAAATGACGCAGATTTAGAGTCTTTTATTAAAACAGTAATAAAAAACTATGAGTCTTATTATTTGTGTAAAAATAAAACAGATACTTGGATAAAGTGGTATAGTGATACTTCAAAAAACTATAAGGAATCTATTAAATGATTTCAGAAGATAAATTAAAGGAATTGATTCCTAAAAACAAATATGTCCCTCAGTGGTCAAAAGCTTTGAATTTAATACTTCCAGACTACGAGATTAATAGTACACTGAGAATTGCTGCATTTTTAGCACAGTGTATTCATGAAAGTGGTGGTTTTATTTTCTTAACAGAAAACTTAAACTACAAGGCTGAAAGTTTAATGAGAGTATGGCCACGTCATTTCCCTACTTTAGAAATTGCAAAAAGCTATGAGCGTAATCCACAAAAGATTGCAAATAAGGCGTACGCAAACAGAATGGGTAATGGGGATGAAAACAGTGGCGACGGTTGGCGATACTGCGGACGCGGGTTAATTCAATTGACTGGTAAATCAAACTATCAAGCATTTGCAGACTCAATTGAAACACCACTACAAGATATTCCAGAGTATCTTCAGACATTTGAAGGAGCAGTTCAAAGTGCTTGCTGGTTCTGGGAAACAAATAACTTGAATGTGTTAGCTGACAAAAAAGATATTTTGGGATTAACTAAAAAGATCAATGGCGGAACTATTGGATTAGATGATAGAATAAAACACTACGAACATGCACTCCATGTTTTAGGAGGCTAATAATGTTAAACGACAAAAAATTGTTTTTGGGATTATTGGCACTATTAATAATTCCTATCACGGCATCCTTTATAATGTTTGGAAAAGATCATTTTAGATATCAATGTCAGGATCCAAAAAATTGGAGCTCAGAACAGTGTAAGCCGCCTATATGTGATGTTACGCGCTCTTGCCCAGAACACGTATTTAAAGGTCAAAGAGATCCGCGATTAGGGCCACCACCACCAGTCGTATTTACCGCACAGCCTCCAAGCTGTCCTAGTAGTTGTGTTGCAGGAGCACAAGATGGAAAACAAAAATAATTTTATGTACACAGAAGAACAGCTCATGGCAAGATTAAAGTTTTTTATAGGTGTATGTCTTGCACTAACACTGTTCGGAATTGTGTTTGTGGTACTGTACAGCATTATATTTGTTGCTCAACCATTGAATGCAATAAGTCCAATAGATCAAAAGTTCTTTGAATTGATTGTTCCTATCGCAACTTTTTTGACTGGTACATTGAGCGGTATTATGTTGGCTGGCAATAAAAAAGAAGATCAAGAAGCAATGTTGAGTGCTCAAAAACTGGCAAACGACAACTTTGCAGAAACAAAAAAGACTATTGCACGAGTTCATGAAGAAAAAAAGGAACCGGCTTTAGGTCTTCCACAACCACAAGTGTTAAAAGCCCCCATCCAACCACCACATCCGGAGATTTAAAATGAAAAAAGTTTTTGCACTGTTAGTTTCTTTTAGTTTGTTGATGCCGGTATATGCGGCAGAAACAAAAGAAGTATGTAAGCCCAAGATGACAAAAGATAACAAAGAGGTTTTGGATAAAAATAAGAAACCTGTTATGGACTGCAAAAAAATAAAAGTTCATAAAAAGCATGAAGGAACTCCTGTACCTTCAAAATAATCTTTAACTAACCAAGGAATAGCATGGCAGTATCAAGTGGTAAAAAAGCTAGAAAAGCTCATAACTCGGAAGACTCTTTTTTTGCAACAGAATTTAAAGAAGTCAAACCACTTAATTATATCCAAGAAACATATTTAGATGCTATAAAACATAACGATATAGTGTTTGGTGTAGGAAGTGCGGGTACTGGTAAAACCTACATTGCTGCAAATTATGCGGCACATGAACTGTATCACAGAAACATAGAAAAAGTAATATTAACACGCCCAAACATTGAAACAGGTAAAAGTTTGGGCTTCTTACCGGGTACATTGGAAGAAAAATATCAACCATACTTAGAACCATTTGACTCAATATTTTCTAGATCTCTTGGCAAAGGATTTTACGAATACTGCTTGAAGAACAAAAGAATTGAGCCACGCCCATTGGGCTTTATGAGAGGAACTACGTTTGAAAATTGTGTTGTTTTAGTCGACGAAGCTCAAAATTGCACAAAGACCGAACTAAAAATGTTATTGACAAGAGCAGGTAGAAATTGTAAAATAATAGTTTCAGGAGACACCGACCAGTGTGATATTGAAAACAGTGGCCTGCAGGATGCAGTGAACAGACTGAGTCACATAGAAGGAGTAGAAGTAGTTCGCTTCTTAGACTCTGACATTGTTCGCAGTAGACTTTGTAAGAATATAATTATGGCTTATAGGAATTAAAATGGAAGAACTAAAAAGTTGCCCTGTTGGTACACTGTACTCAGAGGTAAATCTACAAAATCATATTTTTGCCTTAGAACTTGGTGAGTACGGACCAGCAGACCCTCGTCAGCCCAACACAGAGTTTTGGCAAAACAAAATGAAGATCTGGGATGTAAATGAGGGCACCGCAATAATGAGAGTTTGCACCAGCTGTCATTTTGCAGATAAAACTGCAGAAATGCAAGACTGCATTATTGAGGGACCAGGCGGCGAGTTCAAAGAAAGCGATCTTCCATTGAACCCTGTTTGGGCAGAGATTGATGGATTACCATACTACTACTGTACCAGATGGAACATGACAATCAATCCATTACGTACATGCAATGGTTGGCAACCAGAAGACTGGGAACCAGACGAAGACGAAGACGAGGAACACTCTAAAAACTACGTCGAAAAAGCACTTACTTACAAACCTACAACCGGAATGGCAAGTGCAGCAAGACGAGCATTAAAGTGGAAAGACGAAGGTCGTCGTGGTGGTACACGAGTAGGATTGGCACGAGCCAATCAGCTTGTACGCCGTGAAAACCTGAGTGAGAGTACTGTGTTACGCATGTATTCTTTCTTTAGTCGACACGCTGTTGACAAACAAGCAACAGGATTTAGTAGTGGCGAAGAAGGTTTTCCTAGCCCTGGCCGAGTTGCGTGGGACTTGTGGGGTGGTGACGCTGGCGAGAGTTGGAGCAAAGCCAAGCGTGATCAAATCATGAGAAGACGAGAAAGCAAGTAAATAAAAAAGCCCGCTTAGATAATACTAAGCGGGCTTTTTGTTTTAGTCGTCGTGTTCATGAACAAGGTGTTTGTAGTGTTTCATTGTTAACACAGCACCCTTCTTTTCTTCTGTTAAACGCACAATCTTTTCCATTAATTCGTGCAAGTCTTCGTCTGTTGCATCTGTTGCGTATTCCATAAGCCGTAGCAGCAGTGGAATATTTAGTTTAACAACATCTTCTGTATCCTGACGTACAATAAATAGCATCATGATCTTGTGCTTTCAATTAAACTGCGTTCCAGTTTGTTCCATTAAAAACTAATGTAACACTTCCGTCTGTTGCTGCTAAAATTGTATAGCTTGCTGCATTTTCAATCGTTTCTGCTCCGTTTGGAACAATGGTAATGTCACTTGTTTGACCGGCTTCTGATTTGATTACAACTGTTCTGCCATTAGTGCCTGCAGTTAGGTTGATCGTAACACCACCCCCAGCCCCTTGCACGCCCAAATAATAATTTGGAGTAGTACCAGCACTGTCCAGTGTATACGGACTGGCTGCATCAGTAACTGTGTAAACATTAACAGTGTCGTTTCCTACAACAGAAATGATACCGTTGGTTACACTGATATTTGTTCCAACTTTAACTACACCGTAGCCTGTAGTTGAGGCTAATGGACTATTGAATGCCATGATTTTTTCCTTTAGAGTTATCCTGCTATTGTTTTCCAGTTAATACCGTCATATAATAACAACAGTCGGCCGAACTGGGTGTTTATAATAGCAAATGCTGCACCATCAACGGTCTTGCCACCAGGTGCTGTGATTGTAATTGGGTTGACTTTGGAATTGCCCGAAAAATCTTTGACGTAATAACTTCTGCCTTTTTTGTCGCCAGAAACTGCTGGTAGTATTATGGACGAACTTGTGGCCACATTACTCAGTATTACTTCGTCATCGGTAGTAATGATATAAGGAGTAGTGGTAATTATTTTGGTATCATAATTTATGGCCATTTTAGTCTATCCTTGTTACCGTGACTTTGGCAGCATACCCAGTTGGTCGTGTTGGATTAACCTGTGCAGCAATAGGAGAAAAACCGGTTGTTATATCGGGACTACTCCAGCACATTTGAATATTATCACCAGCTGATAGTGCTAGTGTAAAATTACCACTTAAAAATACAATAGATAACACGTTGGTTAGTTGCAGCTCTTGAGTACTACCAACCACATCTACACCGTTTTTTCTTAACCAAATACTAAGCGTTGCAGTTCCACCACTGGTTTTTGTAGTAATTAAATCAAATATTTGAGTGTATGTTCCAGCATTGCTGACAACAATACTATCACCGCCGCCAATGCTAACACCATTTGAAGGACCCAAAGTATCAAAGGTTACTATGTTGACTGCATTAGCAACTGGATTGGACTGAGGTGTACTGCTACTAATAAAACCGTAATTGTTAGATCCCGCAGCTCCAGCACTGATTATTCCATTTGTTACACTAATACCACTTCCTACTTTTACGACTCCATAGTCTGTGGCACTAGCTATATTCTGATTGTAGCTCATACCACGTTCCATTCTATTCCGTTGTAGATCAAACTAATAGATCCCCAGTCTGTATTTAGAGTATAACTTGGTTGAATATCTATTGTTGAGGACGTTGCAGTTATTGTAATAGGATTTGTATTTGCAGCTCCAACACTATCTTTTACAATAAACACTTTGCCTAGAGTACCAGCTGGTAAGTTTATTGTAACTGTGCCATCATAAATAACGCCTAAAAAGTATTCGTCAACAGTGGCGTTGTATGTGGGGTCGTCTATTAAAGTAACAGGAACGTTTGCAAGTGTGCCGGGGGGTCCTTGTGGACCTTCTGGTCCCTGCGGCCCTGGCGGACCCGGTGGTCCAGGAGGACCAAGCATACCGCCGTTATAATTAATAAAAAGGTCATTATCTTCGAGTAGGGGTGGCGGAGAACATGGAGCTACTGGCGGTACTGGAGGTATTACAGGACACCAACCAATAATGGGCAATAAGTGCTGTCTTTGGTTTATCATAGATAACTCCTAGTAAAAGCGCCCCCAGGTCTTTTGAACATGGGGGCCAACCGTTAATTAGAGATTATCTAATATTTGTATTTGTGTTTGCTGGATTAGCGGTTTGTGTTCCACTACCAACATTGATTGCTGAGTTAGTGCTCTGAATTTGTTGGGCAATACCCCAGAGAGCATTGTAAAGCTGACCGTATTGTTGTTGCTGTTGAGCTTGCTGTTGCATCTGATTGATGTTGTTGGTTGTGTTGACCTCAACACCACGAGTACGTTCGGCTGTATCGAAACGTGCCTGTAGAGCAATAACTGCTGCATTAGCATCGCTTAGCTGACGATTTAGTGTGGCCTCATACTGTTGAGTAATAAGAGCACGTGTTTTTTCGCCGTCGTTAGAAATGTCTTTGGACAGTTCGTAACGATTTTGCATTACTTGCTGCTGAACACCATTTAACTGCTGAGAAAGCATCATTGTGCCTTGACTAACATTGTCTTTGACACCTTGAATAGCAATTAGATTTGCGCTAGTAGCTGAGTTAATTGCATTTGTTAGCTGGCCTGTTTGTGTGGCATTGCTAGTTTCTGTGGTTGCAGTGCCTAGAGCAACAGAACGATTAACATCGCCAATTGCTTGCATGAGGCTCATGTTAGCGTCAACTTGCTCAGGCGGACTACGTAGAGTTGCTCCAGCACCACTGCCGTCGTTTCCGAAAAAGTTTCCGTTGTTGCGTAGAAGGCTTCCGAGGATAAGACCTCCAATTAGTCCGCCTCCGCCACCGCCCCCGAAAAGACCGTCGCCGCCGCCGCCGCCGCCCATAATCATGCTTGGAGTTAATACTTCTGCCATTTCATTTTCCTTTTCAGTAATTTTATCAGCCAGTTTCTTGTAATAACGCTTAGCTGATTCTTCTAATTTTCTTACATCTGCTGCTATGCTGTCCATAGTAGCAGGTACAACTGCTTCTTCTGCCATATTTTCCTTCCTTTGTAAGTTTTGCAGGAAGTTCGTTTCGTTGATTTTTATATTTGTTATTTTACCACCAACTTTTACTATTATACTATTTTTGCTGGTAAAAAACAATATGTAATTTTTTATGACAATAAAAAAAAAAAGCCTGCTAAAAATTTAGCAGGCTTTTTTGTTAACGTATTGGACAAGCGCCAGTACTGCAGTCTTGATCTAGCAATTCATCGAAACTATTGCTGGTTTCAATATCTACTGGTAACAACTTACGAACATATTCTTCGTATGACTCTTTGGTAGTTACTTCTTGAGGCAGGTAAGGATATCCCAAATCTTTAGCAGTCTTGCTTGGATCGTTACGGAACAAGAAACTTACGGCAACATAACTATCCCAGTTTTGGTATAGCCAGTTTACAATTTCTTCTGTTTCATCCACGCTGTAAGAAATTGTACAGCTTACATTTTGTTGACAGTAGTTGTCCATCAACATCTTGTAAACTTCTAGCTGCTGAACAGCGGAATCCAAGTTTACTTCTTTGTTATCGACTACATCAAACTCTACTCCGTCATTTTTGACCGGAAATGTAATCAGTGTAGCACTGTCGTCGTAGGGATGGTTAAAAACATTATAGTTTGCACTACGTAGCTTTTCCACTAGTGGATCGTACTTTGAAAAAGCAACATTGTTGAAAATGTACTTTCCAAGCGGCTTGTGCATTCCCTCCAGTGAATCATAACACTTTGATTGTGTGCCTTCAGGCTTCAAAGCAGTAATATTCTTTGGATAGGACAAGTCCAGTTCTTTAGCCATTTCGTAGGCAGCGGCTGTAACAACACGCTCTAAACGTCGATAGTCATAGGCCTTCATGTCGTTGCGACCGGCTACACCCATCAGACTAACACCACACAATCGTAGGTGTTCGTTGTTTAAGTGCCAGCTTTCTTGTAATATACCGTCTCTGAAATCTACAACAGTCTGACGGTAGTTGGCGCGAGCAATAATTTTTGCTGCACGCAATAGCCCCAAATTGTCGTTTTTGAACTTCAACACATCAATACTGACCAGATTGCAGAAGCCCTTGTTTGGCAACAAGATCTCTGCACAAGGATTCATTCCCACTGCCCAAGGTGCACGAGCACGAAGTTGTTGGCCGTTGATTAGTCCAGGCTCACCATTTCCGCCTTTATTGATCTTTTCAAACCAAGCAGTCAGCTCTTCGTAGCTGGGCTTTTTCCAGAAAATAATAGAATTATTACTCTGTGCACGGTGGTTATTGCCATTTTCCCAAATGTTGTACTTTGCTTCTGCAAAGTCGTAGATCACAGGACTGTGGTCGTCCAACACAGCAATCTGTGCGCTCCGACGAGTGCTCAACACAGTACCCAATAGATTTACAATATCTAAGATGTCGATTTCTGATAGTAATGAATCGGCCTTTGCATTTAAGATTTCATAGACCTTTGTATAGGCTTTTGTCAAACCAACATCACCCTGACTCAACCAGCCGTAGTTCTTTAAACGAACGCCAGGCTTGCGAATCTGTGAAAAGTCCAACACCAGCTTTTGGGCTGCAAACTTGCCAGCCAACAACTTGCCGATACTCTTGGCCCATGCCTCAGCTGAGTCTCCGATTCTAATGGTCCAGGTCTTGGTAGTATTGTCCCAAGTCTCTGTATTAGTTTCGATTCCTTTATCGGTAGAATTATTACTGCGTACAATCTCCAGTTCTGGAATGTACTTTCGGAATCCTGTTAGTGAACCGCTAACAGGACGGAAGCCTACTCCACAGCCCTGCAGTAGTAACCAGAATACATCTACTACGTCGTATACAGTTTCCACATTTGTAAAACTGCAATTAAACATGCTGGCTTCACGACGACGAGCAATGTCTGTTCCACCCAACCACAGAGTACGACCCGCAACCGCTACTTTGCGATCGTGTAGTAGTGCCTTCAACTCTTGCAGTTCCGACTCTTCTTTTTCAGTTAAAGCTACCCAGTCTTTTGACTCGCGTACAATGTTGTGAAGTGCAACATCTGGGATTAGGTTGTGTGTTTTTGCTCGTTCCCACAAAAACCGTTGATGATTTACAACTCGTTCAACAGTTTGAGCCCAAGTCTCAAAAACTGTGCCTTCATCGTTTAATGGACGGTTGTAGGTTCGTCGTGTGATTACTTGTGCTCTTGTACTAGGATTATTCATTTCTTGGTTTCCACAATTTGCTAAATTTTAATACATTTGGTACGTCTTGTCTTGGACACACCACAATACAGCTTTTGACACCATCCAGTGTTTTGCTTTCATGTGCTAAATACACCAGTTCTAAAGCTGCGATCTTCTCAAATTCTTTTTTGTTTACTCTTACAACACACTTTTTAAAGGAATTGTTTAGCCACAGATTATAGTCTAGTATGTCCTTAAAAAGTAAATGCGCACCCAATACTGAGTGCGCAACAAGAGTCGGTGTTATAAAGTCCGGTACGTCTTCTAACACCGCTATATACAGCTTCATTGCTTTCCAGTACTGCCAAATCCGCCAGCACCACGAGCTGTGTTATTCCATTGTTCTTCTGTGGAATAATTGTCTACTTTTATCATTGCGTAAGGAACAGGCATTACAACCAACTGTACTACGCGCTCATTTTTGGGAATTATTACTCCATTTTCAAATTCGCCCACGTACATCAAGCTGGCCAAGATCTCTCCTCGATAATCAGAGTCGATTACGCCAACAGAATTGGTCATAACAATGTTATTTTTGCTCAGTGAACTGCGAGGAAATAACAGTCCTACATGATTTTCTGGAATAATTGCTCTGACCCCAGTACCTACCAGTGTGCGCTTGTTTGGCTTTAAAACAACTTCCTCTTTAGACCTTAAATCAAACCCAGCACTTCCGTTTGTGCCTTTTTGAGGAATCAAGTCTCCGTGTTCTACCTTTACCACTAGTGGCATATACGGCTTTGTAACTCTCACACTAGTACCACCATCTGCACAACCACTGTAGTAGTAGGTGTCTTCGTTTGTGTATTTAAACACTCCTCCAGTTACATCACCAAATTTAAAATGTTCAACCATTGCTTTTTAATACCTCTTTAATAGTGTTGCAGTTTGTTTCGCCTAATGCTTCGTCGCAAAATTCCAACAAATCCATTAGTTTATAGTTGTTTAGTAGTTGCGCGGCCCCAAAATCGTTAAGATTACTGATATACTTATAACGACTGCTAATGGGCATATTAGCAATAATATCGTAACAAGTTCCGTACTCTTTAACAAGAGCCTGTGCTTTCTTAGGACCAATGCCAACAACACCAGGAATGTTGTCACCAGCATCACCCATAAGACACTTGATAGAGATATGGTCATCTGGATCGTAGTCATAGTGAGTACTCCAGTTATCCCAAGTGACCTCTTTACGTGTTACGTAAGAGAACCTCATTACATCAGGTCTAATCAACAAATCCCAGTCTTTATCGCTAGAGATCAAAACAATATTTTTGAATCCAAACTGCTTTTTGTGTTTTACAACATAAGCAGCAATATCGTCGGCTTCACACTTGTCAAACCTAAAAACAGGATATTTGTTTTTGTTTTGATAGTCTTCTATTGTTCTGTTGAACTCGTTAAAGAACATTTCAAACGCTTTGCGTTCTTCTTCGGTTTGAGTTTCAAACTTGTCTTTGCGATTTTGCTTGTAGGTTGGTAGTAGATTCTTTCTGTAGCTGCTGCTACCACTATCACAAGCCAAGATTACTTTGGATGCTTTGTAAGACCTTTTTAGACTTTCTACTGTTTTTTGATATTCGTCTAGAAACTCAGCTGCTCCGCTGTGCTTCCAACGAAATCCCAAATTTAAGCAGTCTACAATCATTACCGTAGATTCTGCTTCTTGTGTTAGATTGTTAAATGTTTTGCTCATTTATAAATTATATACTATTGTGATGTTTTTATCAAGTCACAAATTTGGGATTTGTGTGGGTTATCCAGTCTTCTAGTATCGACACAAAAAACTGATGCGGATCTCTGGAAATATAAACAAAGTTATAGTCCACATCAGGAAAGTCCTCAAATCCAACAAAGATTTTGCTGCGATCGTGTTTGAATAACAGCAGTGGCTTTTTATTTACTTGAACGGCCTGTCTAACAGCTTGAGACCACCAATCAATTATAGTAGGATTTTTACTTGTTAGTATTTCCGACGTCAAATGATCTTCTTTGTAGTGTTTGCATTCTACACAGAATACGTTGGTAACTCCAGGCACGTACAGATCTCCCTTTAATAGGTGTTTAGGATCTAGTGCCCCGCTGCCTGGAGTTCTTTGCCAGCCCAAGCCCGTTAGGGCTTTGAGCTTGTCTTTTATTAGTGTTTCTGCTCTTGAACCTTTGTCTCTGCTGTCAACCATTCTCTATCCTTGATATATTCTTTGTTTTTACAACATGAATCTTTTCTAACAAAGGATGAGAAAATCCGTGAGAGATAATAAAAGTGTTCAAGTAAGGTTCTTGTAACAACACTTCTATTAGCTTTTCTTTGCCTTCTAGGTCTAGATTCTCAATTGTTTCATCTAAAATCAACACATTGATTCGTGTATTGCTAATACCCTGCATTAATTTGCGAATTCCCAACAGTGCAGCTGCATTTACTCGTGCACGCTCACCACTGCTCAGTGCAGTCATTTCTATGTCTTTGCCGTTGTCTGTTACTACAACGTTCAATTTGTCACTGTCATTGATTTTAAAACTGAGCTGAAACCTTCCATCACTCAATGTACTCAAGTAACGGTTGATTAAATCTTCTAAGTCTTTTACCAAACACTCTATCTTGTACGCAATCAATCCAGTACTGCTAAAAGTTTTTGTCAAAACGCCGATTTTGGAGATTTTATCTTCTAACAGCTTTTTGGACTCAAACAGTTCTAACAACTCTTTGTTGTGGTCTACCAATTGTTCTTTTATCAACACCACTCTTGCATTGTGAGCCAATACTTCGTTGTTTGTTTTTGTGGCTGCTGCAATAGAGGCTTCAATATCTTTTATTTTGATACTATTGACAGCTATTTCTTTTTCTAGTTCTTTTTGATCTGTTGTTGTCTTTTCCATTGTTGGATCGTACAGATTGTAGTATTCTTCATACTGCTTTTTAGAACGCTCTTTACGTTCCCATTCTGAAACGTCCTTGTAAAAACTAGAAATAACTTCTTCAAGCATCTTGGACTTGCTTAGTCCGGCCTCACAGATTTCATTGTGTTCTTGTACCAGTTCGTTGATCTTGGTCTGATCAATCTTCTGCAAACAGGTAGGACAAGAAGACCCTAACCTGTTCATTTTTAGTATAAAAGCAGAACTGTCTTTTACTGCTTTGTCGTGTTCTGCTTTTTCAGTAATCAGTGTGTTGACTAGTAGCTTCGGCTTTTCACCCGGTAGTTCAACAATTATGGAATCTAATAACTCTTTGTATTTGTTGTTTTGAATTACACGCTTGTTGAGCTTTTCTAAGTTTCTCAGCCTGTCCAACAATACAGCATTCTTTTCTTCCAAGTCTTTTGGGTAATTCAACACCTCTACTAACGCTTTTTGTTCTTGTGGCTCTTTGGAGTACTTTTTGATCAAACTATCTGTTGTGTTTATTTTGGTGTTTATAACAGCCAGGTTCTTGTCTAGAGTTTTTAATTCTTCCTTAAAGTACTCACCAATCTCAACGTACTTGTTCAAATTCAACAAATCAATCAAAAACTTTTTGCGGTTTGTGTCAGTTGCTGTTAGAAACTCTAAACTTGCAGCACTGCTTTGGTATACAATCTGACAAAACGTTTTGTGATCGTACCCTATCAAACCCTCTATTGCTTTAAATGTGGCCGTTGCAGTGTGGCTGGAAATGTCTGTGTTGTCTTTTAGTAGCACAACTGTTTGAGTAGCACCTCTAACAGTTTTTATGTTGTAAACACTGTTGTCTTTTTCAAACTCCAATTCAATAGAGTACGTCTTTGCTTTGGAGTTGCGGTTTAAGATATCGGCTTTTTTAATGTTTTTGCTGTTTTTGTTGTACAACACTTCTTCCAATATAAGTGCTATACTACTCTTGCCGTGGCCGTTAAATCCTACAATCTGCGTTAAGGGACTGCTATCAAAATTAATATAGTTGTTTTCTCCATAAGAAAAAACATTGCTCCAACTCATCTTTTTTAGTTTAATCATTTTTTATTCATAAAGTAAAGTTCTAGCCCTCCAAGACCACCAACGTGTTCGCCTTCAACAAAAATCTGTGGCACACTTCGTGCATTGGGTAATACCTCAAACAGATCTTTTTTAGTCCAGGTGCCTTCGCCTATCAGTCTGTAGTCTACCACATAGTCCATGCTTTCTAGTATTGCTTTTGCTTTTTTGCACGCAACACAGTTTGTTTGACCCCAAACTACAGCAGTTTTACCACTTTGATTCATGATTTTTAAACTCCTCTATTACAGAACCCACAACTTCTTCGTTTAATCCAAGTGCGTATGTTAAGTACTCCTCTACTTCTTGTTGCAGTGTCATATTGGAGTCTAAAATAAGTGTTAGGTCATTTACTGTTTTTACTAATTTTTTGTCTACGAGTTCGCTGTCTTCTATGTTTATCAACTCAGAAAGATTGCCTTCTACCTCATAAACAACATGATCAAAAGTACCTGGCGTCATTTCTTCACCAGCCTTGACCGTTTTACGAATTAATTGAGGTAGGTTTAATTTGTGCCAAGTATGGGTCAAGTCATCAGTGTCTAACACTACTACACCAGTTTCTATGGTATTACGGTGAAAGCTTGTAGAAAGTGGACTACCGGGATAGACAATATTACGCTGACTATTGCTATAACTGTGTAGATCGCCGGCAAGAACCACCTGCCATCTGGAGAAAATATCGAGATCAACTTCTGCTTTAACATGGGGCGGAATATCTCCTCTGACATGGGTACATAAAATCTTGTTGTGTAGGCTGTGAAAAGCGTTGTCTTGCTCTTTTTCGTATTCCTTTAACTTGTTGTAAGGAATAATATCGATTGGTAGAACTGGATGTGACCAGTAGTCGTCTACGACTGTCACTAATTTATTGACTTTGTTTGTGACCGCTTTTAGGCTGGTCAAAAATGTTGTGTTCTTTTTAACAGCTTCGTGATTTCCGCTGTAGATAAAAGTAGGAATCTTGCAACTGGCGACAAAATTAAAGTAGATTTCTAACTCGTCCATGTTGGGTAGTTTGTCGAACACATCACCACCGACAACGAACAAGTCACAACCTTCTTGCAAGTCCCATAGCTGATCCAACAACATTTCGTAGCGGTTTAGGGTCCAGGTTGTGGGAACATTCTTTTGACCGATCTTTATGTGTATGTCTGCTGTGAATAGTAATTTCATGGTTTTTATAGTAAAAGAAGCCCCTAGGCTTTAGGCTTAGGGGCTTCTTTGTTTATAGATCTTTGACTGATTCTTTGTCTACTGTTGCAGGAACTTCTTCGTCTACACCACTAGCAAACTTTTCTAGAAGTGCTAGTACGTCGTCGGGTGTTGGACGGGGGTACTTTGTGTCAATGCTTTCCGCTGCGTCCGCAACAGCCTGTTCGTCCTTTGATAGAGCCCTGCGCTTGCACTTCAAAACTGCAAGAGTGTATTCTACATTGAAAGGTAGAGGGCCAGTCTTTTGACGCTTGAACACTACGTCCCAACCAGTATCGTAATCAGTAGGATCGCCCAGGTCTTCTGCAGCAGTTAGGATCTGCTCAAACAGCTTCTTTTTAAGGTTCAATACCTTGACCTTGCCGTCCTTTGGATCAATACAGTTGATGCTGTAAGACCAAGAGCACTTGGCTTCTGGATAAAACGTTGGTACGTGATCTGTTTCTTTGTTTGTAAACTTTTCTTTGTCACGATCAAAAGCCAGGCATTCTACGGGAATATCTTTGTTGTTGCTTCCCTTTAGCCAGTAAACATACCGTGGCAGTACTCCGCCAACTAGTCGTACTACATTCTCGCCATCTTTGTACTCGTATGCTTCTACTGACTTCTTTACTGCCTTGCCCTTTGTTTCGTTAAACTTTAGTGCCATGATCTTCCTCGTGTTTAAACTTTATTTGTTTGTTGGTGATTGTTAGTAACGGATTGTTTTTTATGTTTTGTATATTTAAATCCGGAAAAAAACTTAAATCTAAGTATTTTATCTTGTATGTTCTATACAGTAACAGATCGCGACGTCCTGCTAGTTTAATGTATTGTACTATGTCTGAGAGTTTGCGATCTGTACTATATAAAACCGGATTCGGATTTAAAATAAAACTATTTCCTGCAAGTGACTTTGTTAGTGGCTTGTATTTTTCTTTCTTGGGTACTACTATTGTTTTTTCGTGATGATACTTTAACAGTTTTAAAAACTTTTCATCATTATTTTCAGCTTCTTGCTCTAGAAGACTCAAATTAAAAAATAAAGCCATATTCGCCTCAAGAACAACTATTATAGCACTTTGGCTATGTCGTTGCAAGTGTAAATTTTAGTTAGGTTTGTTATTGTTGTTAATAACTGGTTTGTTGTAGTAATAGGTTAGTTTTTCCCATAGTTTTAATAAACCAGGAGTATAGAGATCTACTATTAATGCGAAAATATTTATTACAGGCATAAAAGAAGCAACAAGCCTTAACACTACGTCACCCCACGTGAGTTTGACAACGTAGTAGTCTAAGTTATCTCTGCTTTTATCTCGCTTATAATCTTGGTAGGTTTTGTAAGTATATCCAATCAAACACAGTATTGTTGGTAAAACATACACTAGTATTATTAAATTAAAGTTGGTCAATTTTCCATCCTTTGCTCAAGTAAAATCCCATCTTTATAGCCTGTTGTTTCTTTTCTGCAGGACTATTGAAATGTAAATCAATGACTACGGGATCCTGTTTGTCTTCATGCATTCTCATTACTCGTCCAATGATCTGCTCTAAGTTTACTAGGTTAGAGCTTGGTACTGGCAGAATAACGCAACTCAAACGGTTGATTGAAATCCCTTCTGAGAATATCTGACGCGATCCAGCAATACACAACACTTTGCCGTTGTTGACTTTTTCTGCGATTTGCTGTCGTTCTTCAAAAGAGGTTTTGCCTGTAACAAGCGCGCAATCTTCACCAAGTTTTTCCTTTAAATTTTCTAGAAATTCTACTCTATCAGCAATAACTAAAACACTGTGCTTTTGAAGGATTTGTGCTCTAGCTACGCCAGCTACAAAGTTTTGATAGTCTTCGTCGTACAATAATTCGTTTATTTTTTCAACCCAAGTCTTTGAACTACTCAATCGTAGTCCTGTGTTCAGTATTTTAACTGTGGGGTTCAACGTATTGCTTTGTGGTGGACGAATTACTTTTGTTCCAAAAAAGTCTTTGAACAAAACGTGCTTTTTGTCTTTTCGTTCCATTGTCCCACTCAGTGCAATTCTATAACGAGAATACATAGAGTCTAAAAACTCGTGAAACGTTTCAGCTGGAACGTGGTGTGCTTCGTCTAGGATAATGGTTCCAAACTCTTTTTGAATTTGTGGAACCATTTTAATAGCAGTCTGAATGTTTGCTATAACAATAAAATGATCTTCGATGTCAAACACACCGCTGCCAATGATGCCAGGCTTCATTCCAAATAGCTTTTCTACTTCTGTAGCCCACTGATCTCGTAGGAAAGTATTGTGAGTTAAGACCAGTGTTTTTTGTTCTAGTTTTTTAGCAATGTGCAATGCAGTAAATGTTTTCGTTTGTGGACTATACCTTTATCTTACTATTATAGAACTAAAGAAGCTGTATCGTATTTTCTATCTAATCTAGTTTTTTCTGTAGAGTTAGCGTATAAAAGACTTAGTATATCTTTACTATCGTCCAAATTAAAACGTATAGTGTATACACTACCTTTTTTATTATTTTGCAACGTTATTTTTTGTGGAATAATTCTATTTATGAGAATACCACATAACTCTACATATTCTTCTAAGAAATTTCTATTTGCAGAACACAGATGGAGAGCTACTCTTTTAGAGGCACTTTTTTCTAAGTGCCCATCTCCGTCTATATAACCGCGCATAAATTCAAGAAATAGGTGTGGTTCTTCAAACTCAGGCATTTTATAAGTAAAAGTTTTTGCTTGAGTTATATTGAATTTACTCTCTAAATCTTTTACCATTTGTTCACTATTAAATCTAATTCTAAATGCAGTATTATTCATAAAAGGACATATATCGTGCCCAGACTCTACCGCATTTTTAAATTTTTCTAGATGTTTATAGTCTTGCGCCTGTAGGGCCAACCCCACTCTGTTTCTTTCTTTCTCTATCCAACCATCGGCCGCTAAAAATCCGGCCCAGTAATATACTGCTTTTTCTTTACCTGAAAAATAGTACTCATTCAATGGTTTTTTCTTAGAATAGTCTAGACCCCAAGATTTCGTCCTATAATTAACCTGTCTTTCTGTCAGGTCAAAAATAGTTCCTATTTCTGAGAAAGTCTTTCCTTGTTGTCTTAGATTTAAAAATTCTTCTTTAGTCATACTATGTACCCCATATGTGGTTTTGATACAAAGTAAGATATTCGCCGTGTTATACTACTATTAAATACCTTACCAAGGTATTTAATTTTACCCCATCCAACAAAAATCTTCAAGGATAATTTTTCGTATCCCAGTCCAGTTCCGTTCTGGAGCTGCTGTGAGTCTCTGAACCATTTGAAGGCATTCCTGCCAACTCTGGCTGCTGATTGTCCTGTTTAGGCTTTCCAGCAATTGAGCGAATTTATTACTAATTAGTCGCCTAATTAGAGGGCAAAACATTTACCCCAGCCTACTAGGGCATTAATAAAGCAAGTGTCGTTTACTTCTTCGTATACAGGAGTTTGTGTGTCACGCAGTTCCAACAGTGTTTTAGGAAACGGAACTTCGTTTTTTACTCGCTTGTCTACTATTAAGTAGTCTTGTGGAATCAAGTCTGTTCGACCTTGTGGAATGCTGATTACGTCACCTGGTAGTAACTTGTAGTTTTTAATAATTTCTAGTCTTTTTGTTTTGCTAGTTTTTGCACTTCCGCCAATATTGTGTTCTATTACATAAGTGAGTTCACTCATTATGAAATTTTTGTACTCGCGGTCTTTGCACTTAAAGTATATTCGATTGCTTATGATTGCTTTGTTTTGTTCTGTCATACTGCTCTTACTGTGTCGTCGTACTTTTTATCGAACATTCCGTACAACACTGTGCCTTCTGGAAGAAGTAAAATTCCTGCCCATTTTTGGTCTTCGGTTGGCGCGTACAAAGTTTTAAATCTTGTTACCATGCCTTCTACTTCAATCAACACACCTGCACTGTGTTGTATTACTTTTTTTATCTTTTTGAACACCAGTGGCACACGTCTTGTCTTTTTATAGTTAAAGACCTTGCCATTGCTGTCTATAAACCAAGTGTTGCCTTTGCTTATCTTGATGAGATCGCCTACAAAATATACCCCATATTTTATATTGTACAACATATCGCCAGACTTAAAAACTTGTAGCCTTCTTTCTGCAAGAGTGTTTCCCGGTTTGTTTTTGTCGTCAATGATCTTTATTATGTTGACGTCGTCTTCCAGGTTCTTTTTTCTGTACAAAAAGAAGGTTACGTTGTTTTCAGTAATGGGTTCTTTACCTAACAGATATGCCGGAAAAGCTATATCTGCTAAATTCATTTTTTAGTCAACAGTTCCCCGTTTTTTACTTCGTAGTACTCATCGTACTTTCCAAAGCTGTAGTCGGTTCCCACATCTTGATCTACACCGATCGGAGTATTTGGAATACTGCAGCCTCGATCGCGCTGAGTACAAGTCTTCAATACTTCACAGTAGCGCTCAACGTGTTCGTCTTTTACTAGTGCAACAATGGAGTCGTGTACTAGCATAAAGATTTTAGCATCCAGCTTCAAACGATTGATTTCGTCTTGAGCGTCCATTGCACCCAATAAGTTGATATCACTACAAACGCTCTGTATTTCGGCATTGATTCCGCTTCTTACTTCGTGCGAAGCAATGCCCTTGTCTGCTGAAAACACATTTTCCAATCGTCGTTTACGACCAAAGAAGCTGTATGTATAGCCGTTGG